TTATATGTATTCCACTGTTTACCATCATATAACATTATATGACCACTTTTTAAGTTAGATAAAAGTACATTATGATTCTCAGGCTTCTTTTTATTAAAATGAATTCGCTTTAACAAATGCGGAACACACATATTATTATGATTAAAACACCTAATAAAATCTTTCTCAGTTAGATCACTGATATCAGTTTTGTCATAAGCTAGTAATTTAATGTTATTCTGAATATTTTGAGTTATTGTAGAATTAGTAATACCAGCTTTCTTAATTAACTCTTTAATCTGATCATCTTTCTTCTCTAACTCGTTTTTAAATTCTTGTTTTTGTTCATTTAATAATCTAACTAACTCTTCCATATGTAGATTAGCTTCATCTGTCTTTTTCTTCTCATTACACGTCTTATAATGTCTAGTTAAACTATCTATTCTACTGAATACTTTATCACAGTATTTACATTCATGAAATTTTGTGGTATTTTGTGGTATTTTGTGGAGCTCCACATTTTTTGTGGTTTCTAATGTGTTATTTTGTGGTATTTTGTGTTGATCTATAATACCATACTTTATATACTCCTTTTGTAAGTTCGTCTTACTTAATTTAGGTTCACATATTTTTTTCCTCTTAAGATGGTTCATATATTTAGTTAAATTATTAACTTCATAACCACATCTTGGACAAGTATAAATAATCATTACTATATATATATATATATTTATATAAAAAACTGTCTTTTTACTGTCTTTTTCTGTCTTTTTCTGTCATGAAAAGACAGTTTTTTATTTTTTTCTGTCTTTTACTGTCTTTTAACCATTTTTGTACTAAGATTTTATAATAATTTTATGTACATTAGAGCTAAAGACAGAAAAAGACAGAAAAATGTGTTATTTTAATTTTACTAGAGGGAGAGGGGGAGCTTTTATTTTCAAATTCATTTTACGTTTTTTTATTTTTTTGAAAAATACTTTTCAAAAAAATGAATTTACAGTGCGCTAATTTTTCATTTTCATTTCACATAAATTGTCATCTTAATTTAGAGCAGTTTAAAAAAGTTATTTTTTACGCTCTTAAATCAAGTATAACTTAGATTTTTTACTTAATTTTCTTAACAACATTTCGATTATTATATAATACGAATTTCATTTCCTCTTTAATCTTTTTCATCACTACATCATTATTCATCTTTTCTAAATAACGCCTAAACTTATAATATATAATAGGATAATCTTTCCCTACATCTATCCATTCTTCATACTTTTGTTCTAGTATATCGTGCTTCTCATCAAACATATCATCTATTACCTCATCACGGTTAAATGTATTCCACTGTTTACCATCATATAACATTATATGACCACTTTTTAAGTTAGATAAAAGTACATTATGATTCTCAGGCTTTTTTCTATTAAAGTGAATCCGCTTTAGCAAATGCGGGACACACATATTATTATGATTGAAACACTTAATAAAATCCTTTTCAGTCAAATCACTGATATCAGTTTTGTCATAAGCTAGTAATTTAATGTTATTCTGAATATTCTGAGTTATAGTAGAATTACTAATACCTGCTTTTTGAATTAACTCATTTATTTGTTTATTCTTTTCCTCCAACTCTTGATCATATTTACTGATTTTATCATCTTTCTCATTTAATAACTTAACTAATTCCTGCATATAATGATTAGCTTGATCAGTTTTGATCTTATCTTTACATTTTTTTAAATGCTTACTTAAATTACTACTAGTTGAATAAACTTTTTCACAATATTTACAAAAATGGATTCTTTTGGATTCATTTGGATTCATCAATCCATTTTTGGATTCATCAATGGATTCTTTTGGATTCATTTGGATTCTTTCTTTAATACCATACTTTATATACTCCTTTTGTAAGGTCGTCTTACTTAATTTAGGTTCACATATTTTTTTCCTCTTAAGATGACGTATATATATTGTTAATATATATGTTGAATAACCACATCTAGGACATTCATAATTTTTCATTATATATATATTATATATTTTTTAAAATTTTTTATTTTTATATATTTTTTTTTTATTTTTTTTTTATTTTTTTTTATAAAATTTTCTTTTTTTTTTTTTTTTGTATATTTGCGTATATTAGTTCATTTATGTACTAATGATATTATAAATTTATTTTATATTAAGAGGTAATATACAAAAATATACAAAAAATGAGTTATTTTAATTTTACTAGAGGGGGAGGGGGAGCTTTTTTTTTCAAATTCATTTTACGTTTTTTTATTTTTTTGAAAAATACTTTTCAAAAAAATGAATTTACAGTGCGCTAATTTTTCATTCTCATCTTACATAAATTACCGTCTAAATTTAGACCACTTAAAATAAGTCAATTTTTACGCTCTGGCTTTAAGTATAAATTAACAAAAATTTTTTTATATATAAAGAAATTTACTTTTGCATTAAAGAAAAATATATCTTTAAGAGTTTAAATTTTAAAAATTAAAGATAATTTAGAGATTAGAAACGCACTTTGTATTTAAAGAGTAATTTTAAATAAACTAAAATTTATAATATTAACTCTTATAAATGAAAAATAAGAAAAATACAAAAAAAAATACAAAAAACTTAGGTAGAAACGCTAATAAAACTAAAAAAACCTCTAGAAAAAAAGCGTCCAGAGTAAGAAAAAATACAAGAAAATTAACTAAAAAAAAAATAAAACTTAACCAAAAATTAGATTCATCAATTTAAATGTAAATAATATATATGATTACACACTCAATATCACTTATTGGCAAAAGAGATAAAAATGAAGACCAACATGATATAATTATTAACTTAGATAACCAAAATAGAGATCTAAAAAATATAAACTATTTTGCTGTTTATGATGGTCACGGAGGTAAAGAAGTATCTAAATATTTAAAAGATAACTTATCTAATTACTTCACAAATAAATTTAATCAATATAATATTACCGATTCTAATACTTTTAAAAAATATATAGAAAAAGTATTCGATCACTTACAAACTAAACTTGAACTTAAATTTAAAAATATATCATACAATATAGGATCTACCGCACTTATTATTATTATGTTTAAACATAATAACGATACTTACTCTTACGTAGCTAATATTGGTGATTGTAGATCAGTACTTTGTGATAATAAAAATATTCCAAAACAATTAACTAAAGATCATAAACCAAATCAAATTGATGAAAAAAACCGAATTTCTAAATTAGGTGGAAAAATATATTTTGATGGATATGATTGGAGAGTAGGTGATTTATCTGTTTCAAGAGCATTCGGTGATCTAGACTCCACTCCATTTGTTACTCACAAACCTGAAATATTTAAATATAAAATAAAAAAAAACGATAAATTTATAGTATTAGGTTGTGATGGCTTATGGGATGTTATGAGTAATCAAGATGTAACTAATTTTATACTAAATAAAATTAATGATACTAAAATTACAAATATGTCTCGTAATTCTGACAATAACATTGCTTTTCTTTTAGCAAATTACGCTATAAAAAAAGGTTCTACTGATAATATAAGTATAATTATAATTTTTCTTTAATAACTAATAATACTTGACATATACTTTTCTACTATTTCATATTTTGTACATTCAAACTTTTTATTATTAATTATTTTTAATGGTACCCATTTTTTAAATCTAAAATTAAATTTACATCTTAAATTACATAATTCATTACTTGATATATATTTATTACATAATAAACTTGTGCTGATATCTGGTATATGCGCTATACCAATTCTTCTAACTTTATTATTATCGTCTTTTGTAAATAATTCTATAACATCAACATCAATTAACTTACCTAAAATATTTACAAAATTACTATTACAATCTTGATTACTAAAATATAATCTATAACTCTTCTCAAAATCACTTTTTATAAAATCAATACTACTAAATTTATACTTACTATTTACTAACTTATCAGTTATTAATTTATTAAACTCACTTATATCATATAACATATTTAATTTAAATATTATACTGTTCATATTTGAATCTATCATATATGAATTGTCTATAAAATCATTAACCTTTTCAAATTTATCTTTTATTTTTAGTCCATTTAATTTATTTCCATATAACATTAACACTTTATTTATTATAAAAACATTAACACCTCCTAAATTTACTAATCTACCATCAAATATAGTTCCATTATAACATTTACTATTTAATCTTATTTTTAAAGAAATAATATTTATTTTATTAAAATTAATATTATTTAAATCAAAACTATTCTTTTCTATTAAAACAACATAATACTTATCGTTTAACTTTTTACATAAAAATATATAATCCTCTCCTACTATATTTGGTAATATTTTGTAATCTTTATCCAATAACTCATTTAAATTATCCTTATTACTTATAAAATTATTATTTAATACATAATTACTAATATTATTTATTAAATAATTAAAAATTTTACTCTTTAAATCATACTTACTTATCTCATAACCAACACTAGAACCAACTATAATCTTATTACTCATCTTTATTTATATATATATTATATAATCCTTAAATATATTTATTCAATTTTAATATAAAATATCATTCATAACATCAGTATCATAATGTAATAAATTAGATTCTGAAACACCAGCAGAATATGTTAAATTATTATACACATTTGAAATTTCATCTCCCTTTATATTATCATTTCTAATATTGTTAAAATTATTAACTTGATAATTATCATATGACCTATTTAAATCTATCTCTAAACTATCCCAATATGGCTTTTGATCTTTAAATATATTATTAAACTCATCTGTTTTTCTTTTAGCTTCATCTAATTTTTTTACATACTCATTTTGAATATTAGCAACATCATTAGTAAGTACAACATTTTCAGTTTTAATTATATCTTGACCATATCTACTTTTATCAAATGTAGTTTTACTAGTATTTGGTATTATAATTATATCGTTCTTATCTAAATCAAATCTTACTTTTTTTACTGATTTAAATTTAGTTTCATCTTTATGAACTATTGTTAAGAATAAATAAACTATACAAATTATAAAAAATACAACTAATTTCATATATATATTATACATAAAATTTTAATTATATTTAATTTATATATGGATAATCTAATTAAAAATATTGTTGATGAATTATTAAATGATCAAATCTTTATTGATCATATTAAAGCTAATTTAAATGCTATTTATTACGATGATGTTATTAATATTAATGATATACCTCATGTAATATCTATCATCTCATTTGTATTACAAAATAGAAAAGTTATTAAAATAAAAAAAACTTTTTTACCTAAATTCTTAAAATTATTGATTAATGAAATCTTTATCAGATTCAACTTAATTGAAGAAATTACCCAAGAAATTGAGAATGTTATCGATTCTTGTATTACTTTACTTTTAATTAATATTAAAACTAATAAATTATTTAATCTATGTTATTGCAGTTAGACTTTACAAAATTATAACATTTTTTTTTCTCCTTCACAATATAATCATCCACATCGTTCGGTACCCTTATCACTATACATTTATTTTTACAAATTTTTCTAAATAAACTTGCTACTCCTAAACCCCATATTATTGAAACTATTATACTATTTATCTCATCCCTATTCATATATATAATTAAATATTTAATTATTTATCTGGACAAGCAACTTCCTTTGCTGAAAATTTAACACAATTGTTATTCTCATCCACAAAATTAGAATTATTCACATTCTTTAAATTAGGATACTTTAATATAATCCTTGGTTTTGGTGATGTTACATACACTAAAAATAATCCTACAAATAATGATAACGCAAAAATAAATAAATTTATCTTAACCATATAATTCTATATATATTATTATTTTTGTTTCACATACAAATAAATATAACCATAATTTAA